TCCGGTGCTGGGTCGGCTGACCATTGGCACTAGTGTTGGAGCAAGTTTTCCCGCACCGATTACACAGGACAATTCAACTAATGCTACAAATTATGTAATTTTTAACAATGCCAGCAGCGGGAATCTAACTCCTAGAACAGACACAGATTTTTACTACAATCCGGCTACAGGTGTTTTAGCCGTGTCTGCTATTAGATTTGGTGATGCTACCGTAGCATCTACCGCGTCAGAAGCATTTGCTGTAGCAAATTTCAGTTTTAACATTGCAGGAGATGACTCTACTCAACGCATTATTTCACTGGATGAAACAGTTAAATTCATAGGTGCTGGAGGCATTAGCACAGCGTCAGATGCAGAAGGCAATATCACCATCACTGCTACCAGCGCACCTACCATCACAGGCGGTACGATCAACAATGCAGTAATAGGCGGCACAACTCCTGCGGCTGGTTCATTTACTACATTGATCGGCGGCAGCGGATCAGCTAATTATGTTCAACTAACAGGCGCGGCAACAGCTAATGATCCTACTATTTCAGTTCAAGGTACCGATGGCACTAGAGGATTACGAATACAATCGAAAGGAACATCATTTTTATATCTTCAAAATAATCTTGGAACAACACAATTTTCAGCAGGTGGAACATCTGTAGCAGTTAATTATCTTAATGCCCGCGGTAATGCCGCAGGCAATGGTGCTTGCCTCGAAACGTCAGGCTCAGATCCAAATATTGCAATGCAACTACGGACAACAGGCACAGGAGCTATCGACTTAGCTGCTGGTAGTTCGGGTATAAACATCAGTAATGGTAATACTATTACTGCTATTACGGGAGTTACGGGGGGTAGTTATACAACAATTCCTATAGTAACGATATCTCTTCCAACGACCTCAGGTGGTGTTCAAGCAACTGCAACTGCGGCCATGCAACTAACATCCGGTGCTAGTGTAGCTGCCGCAGGAACAGGTTACAACGTAGGCGATGTAATTACATTAACTGGCGGCACATTTTCTGCTGCGTCTCAATTAACCGTAGCAACATTAACTGGCGGCCCGGGCACAGGTGTTGCAACATTCACAGTAACTACCGCTGGAAGCTACACAGTACTTCCTGCAAGTCCAATTTCAACAACCGTTAGTCCTGCAGGCGGCACAGGGTTTGAGGTAACAGGTTTATGGACAGTTCGTAGTGGTAGTTATACCATCACCAACGCTGGTTCAGGCTACGTAGAACAGCCCACAGTCTCATTCTCAAGTGGTACTGCCACTGCTTATGCCACAGTAGGTGCAGGTTCTGTCATTCGAGCAATAGGAGCAACAGGAAATTCAGCACTGGATTTCCAGGTTCCTTCCAGTGTTGTTTCAAATGCAGGTGCTCCGGTATTGAGATTGAGAGATGTTTCTACAAGTTCCTCTGCTGGATTTATAATGATTCAAAACAACAACGGGTATACACAACTCGTTGCGCAAGGCCCCACTGACGCAGCTCTAAATATTGCATCCAACGGCGCTGGTCGTATTAACTTCAATACACAAAGTACAGGAGAAATTACACAGTTTCGAGTGACCAACACCACAGCGGCAGTAAACTTCTCTCAGGTAACTGGAGCAACACAAGGTACCGGCCCAACATTATCCGTTGGCGGCACTGATGCAATTAATGATCTTAATATTCAACCTGCCGGTGCAGGAAGAATCAACATCCGCAGCGACCTATCAGTTAGGAACGTGTATGCCCAGGGCGGCAACAACTTGGCATTGTGGTCGCAGGATATAACACAAGCTACCTGGGGCAAGGCCAGCGGAACTACTGTAGGTACAGGTATTACAGCACCCGACGGTAATGCTACAGCCAACAGCCTAACATCCAGCACCATAGACGGTTATATTTTTCAAAGTCCTATATCAGCCACAACGCAGCCGTTTGGCACATTCACTATGAGTGTATGGTTGAAAGTTCCATCTGGAACATTGAACTTTAACATATATCTAATAGATGGTGGCGGCGCCGGATTTTTGACCCAACAACTTTGTGCATTGACAACAAGCTGGCAGCGTTTCTCAATAACTCGAACAACATCTGCATATATCACAACTGGCCTACAAGCACAGATTGGCGGTGGCAGTTCGTTTGGAGTTGGAAGAGTTATTCATATATGGGGTGTACAAATTGAACCAGGTCCCGGAGTATCATATTACCTTCCAACAACCAGCTCAACAATCACATCTGCTAACACAGTTACAGCCAGTTCGTTTAGATATACCAATGGCGAAGTTCCTGGGTACACGTATCAGCTAGACGACATCAGTAATCGATTTAACGGCTCTACAGTGTCATTTCCCCTGACATACAACGACGGAACAGCTATTGCTCCCAACAATCCCAACAAGATAAACATCACCGTTGGCAATGTTCCTGTAAAGCCTGCACGTTATATTAGAGATTTCTTTAACTTACCAGAATTTGCAGTATTCACACAGGGATATGTAATCTCTGGATCAACTATAACATTCGCTACTCCGCCGTTGAGGGGTATGAATTTCTACGGAGAAGTCAGGACCAACCAAGATCTTGCCCCGACTTTTACCTTCAAGCAGGCACCGTTTTCTGCGCTAAATATCATGTCAAGATCATAATCGAGGAAATACCATGGCAAAACACGTAATCTTAGAAAGCTATTCGTTTACCGCGTCTAGTAGAACAGTTGTTATTACTGGTAAGACTGTTCGTAGAGAACAACTACTTCTAATCACTAACGTAACTTCAAACACTGTAATTTACAACTTCAGCGACCCGGCACTAACTGCTACAGGATATACCACAGCCGTTGATTCAGTAAGTGGTTTGGAAACAACTACTATTGTATTGGCATTTAATACCACAACAATGAGCAACTCAGATAGGCTCAGTATTGTTACTGAGGAAACATACACTGAACTTATTCCTGCAGAAGTAATGCGTGATCCGGTTGATAAGATGCGTATGTCAATTCCACAGTCCTTGATTGACACTGACTTTGAATACGGATCTCAACCAACCAAGTGGGACTTTATCAGTCTATTAAATAATCGTCCAAGTGCTTTTTATGATCCAACCCAGGGTATTAGTAACCTAGCAAGAACTGACTTGACATTTGTGGGAGCCAATTCAAGCTCATATCAAATCACCAACGTTGCCGCTTCTGGCAGAGTTGTTACAGTTACTATAAACAACACCACAGGTATCACTGTTGGACTACCAATTTATATCCAAGGTACATTAGACAGCGGCAATGCTGATGGGTGGTGGATAGTTGAAAGTGTTAGTTCTAACACCAACTTCACATTTTCAACAACTAATGCTCCTGCAGCCACATTGTGGGATGCAACTAAAACTTATGTGTTTATCGGATCATTCTACACAGGCGCTGCTATTCCAGCAGGCACTGGAGCAATTGTGTTAAATGGTACTATAGCCACAGTTACTACAACTGTTGATCACGGACTGCGTGTAGGCGACGGTATCTATGTAACTGGAGTAACCGGCCAGACCGGCACTTTGTTAAGCAGCTGGGTCATTGCTACCACTCCTACTAATACTACATTTACATTTGCATGTACCGCTACTGGTACAATTACTGCTACATTGAATGCTTCTATATATCCTCGAGCATTGGGTTTTGTATTGCACAGACCATTTGACGGCGGCGTACAATTTAGTAACTTAACTCCTTATCACGGTTATCAACTGATTCGTCAAACAAGACGTCAGTTCCGTTATCAATCTGGTAAGGCCATGCAATTCTCAACCGGCAGTTTGTTAAAGCCTCAGATCAACGTTGACCATATCACATCTAGCGGCACCACTGTTACTGTATTTTGCAAGTACCCTCATGGTCTACTTCCAGGAGCACAAGTTCGAGTACAAAACTGTGTGCAAACTGCCTATAACGGAACATTTGCAGTGGCCACTGCTGCCAACCCAACTACCTTTACATACACTGCTGGATCAACACCTGCAGCATCACCTGCAACAGGCACACCAATAGTCAGTCCTTGGACTTGGTTTGGTAGTGCAAACCGTGTAGGTATGTTTGACAGCCAAAACGGATTTTTCTTTGAGTTCGATGGCCAAACATTATATTGTGTTAGACGTTCAAGCACAACACAGATAAGTGGAGTGGTATCGGTAACCAACGGCTCGCAGACTGTGTCGGGATCAACAGGAAATAACCCAAGTAAATTTAGTAGTCAGTTAGCCCCAGGAGATGCAATAGTTATTCGTGGTATGACTTATTTCGTTCAGTCTATCACAGCTGACAACGCCATGACTATCTATCCAGAATATCGTGGTGTTAGTGCCGTGGCCTTGCAGGTCAGCAGAACAGTTGACACACGAATTGCACAAAGTGCCTGGAACATAGATCGCTGTGACGGCACAGGTGCCAGTTTGTTCAACATTGATCTAACACGTATGCAGATGTTTTATATTGACTACAGTTGGTATGGTGCTGGAGCTATTCGTTTCGGATTCAAGAATAACCGCGGCGAGGTTATCTACTGCCATAGAATCATAAACAATAACGTAAACACTGAAGCATATATGCGTTCAGGTAATTTAGTTGCTCGTTACGAAACAAACACCTTGCCTTACAGAACAATACTGACTGCTACATGGGGTATTAGTACGAGTACTGGTGCAATCACAGTGGGTGATACCACCGGTTGGCCAGCAAGCGGCACCGTAGTAGTAACACAGGCAGCTGCCACAGGTGCTGTGATCGAGTATATGACATATAGTAGTAGAACAACTACATCATTAACTATTAGTGCTCGCGGTCAGACTGGCGGGTCAGCAGCCACCGCATTTACATATTCAGCCACTGCTCCTATAAAAATTGAATTATACAGCCCGCAACAGAGCAGCACAATCAGTCACTGGGGTAGCTCAGTTATCATGGACGGTCGTGTTGACGATGACAAATCATTGGTATTTGTTGCTGGACAACAAAGAACACAAACACTGACTAACATTGCACAGGACGCAACAGTTCCAGTTATAAGTATCCGTATTGCTCCGAGTGTTGATAACGGTCTAGCTGGACTCATTGGACAGCGTGAAATTATAAATCGTATGCAGTTAACACTGCGTAGTATGGCTGTGCAATCAACAGGTACCAACGCATTGTTCTTGATCACTCTAAGACTAAACGGTCGTCCAAGTGGTGGAACATTTGCCTCAGTGGGCGGATCAAGTCTAGCGCAGGTTGCTTATCACAGCGGCCAAACTATTAGCGGTGGTGAAACTGTGTTTGGTTTCTATACCACTACCCCAGGCGTTACTTCTCAGGACTTGAGTGTGGTTCGAGACATTGGTAACAGTATTTTAGGAGGTGGCACTTCATTGAGCGTACCAACTGGCACTGCTAACCTGTATCCAGACGGGCCGGACATATTAACAATCTGTGCTACCAACGTATCTACAGTTACTACTAATTCGCTAACTGCTCGTATTTCCTGGACTGAAGCACAGGCGTAATCAATGCTGAATAAACTAGTATTAGAAACCGACGGGTTACAGGTAGGCACTAACCAGCTGGTAGCACAGGCTGGTAGTATTACCATAGGTCGAGATCTATTAGTAGGCGGCGGAATTAAAACTGCTACCACTGGCAATCCCCTTAGCTTTTCTACCAGCAATGGCGAACAACTACGCATTGTTAACCTGCAAAATAATACTACAACAGTTAACCGATACGTTGAGATCAGCGGAGGCGTACAAGGGCTAAGTGGCCCGGGTATCGGAGTAGGTGGCGGCGGTGAAGTATTTGACATCTATTCAAGCGGTAATTCTATTTGGTTTTCAACAGGCGGCAACAAACGTGTTGCTGGTCAGGCAGAAGTTCGCCCCGGCGGTGATGGCACAAACTACCTGTCATTCACAGGCGGTACCAACGGTAACCCTGTGCAGATTAATGCTTTCGGAGGCAACACTAACATATCAATAGTGCTATCACCAAAAGGGAGCGGCTCCTTACAAGCACAAGCCGCCGACAACGGTATTGCAGGCGGTAATGCTCGAGGCACTAACTCTGTTGATTGGCAGACTCTAAGAAGTATTGCCACACAGGTGGCTAGTGGTCCTTATTCAGCAATTTTAGGCGGTACACGAAATACTGCAAGTTCAAGTGGTTCGTTTGTGGGTGGTGGATATAACAATTCAAACTCTGGATATGAATCTGTCATCTGTGGAGGTTCTACTAATAATAACAACGGGTTTCAAAGTGTTATCGTAGGCGGAACAAACCACAGTGTAACAGGAACACTAGCTGTTATTGTTGGTGGTACTAGTAATCAAGCATTGGGTTTTTTCAACTTTATCGGTGGCGGCCAATCAAATTCAGCAACATCAAACTCTGCTGTAACTACTCAAGATGGTACAATGAACGGCACTACTGCCGTAACACTATCGGGTTCAAACGCTAATATCCGTGTTGGTCAATACATTAGTGGCACTTCCATCACTACCAATACTTATGTAGCCGCTATATCAGGAACAAGCCTCACCCTTTCACAAATCGCATCAGGTTCATCTACCAGCACTCTAAGTTTCTTTACTCCACACGGAGTAGTTGTAGGCGGTGGTAATAATCAAGCCACTGGTAGCTACTCATTTATCGGCGGCGGCGGCGATGCTGGAACTGCGGCTAATAGGAATGTGGCAAGTGGTGATTGGAGTGTAGTTGTTGGTGGTAGAGGAAATATAGCATCAGGCATTGGTTCATTTGTAGGTGGCGGTGGAATACAAACAAATTTTTCTACTGCAAATACAGCCTCAGGGGAGTCTTCTTTTATCGGTGGTGGCCTTGGAAATTTTGCTTCAAATTCAGGGGCTTCTGTTGCTGGCGGTTACCAAAATATTGCCGATGGTACTATGTCAAGCGTTGTTGGCGGCCGCAGAGGTACAACAAGAGGTATTATTGGAAATATTATTTCACCTGCTTGTAATATTCCTATTTTTGATGCTGTCGGAGTTTCTCAAAGTGCGTTATTAGTTATTGGCAGACAAACAACTGATGCAACTCCTACGGTTCTTACCTCAGACTCTAATGCCGCATCCACAACAAACCAAGTAATCCTCCCTAACAACTCTGCTTACTTTTTTACTGGTGAAGTTGTTGCTGGGGTAACAGGAGGCGGTAATACCAAAGGCTGGACTATCGAAGGCGTTATCAAACGTGGCTCTGGGGTTGGAACAACGGCCATAGTAGGAACAGCTACAGTGACTTCGAGTTATGCGGATGCAGGTGCCAGTGCTTGGACTATCGCAGTAACAGCGGATACCACCAATGGTGGTCTAAGAGTGACATTCACCGGCCAGGCTGGCACGACTATCCGTTGTGTGGCACAGATCCGTACAACCGAAATGACATACTAAGACTTATTGTACTTTTAGTAGCACAACTTCTTCGTTGATCCTGCCGTTTAGTTTGATATCTACTGCTTTGATATCGTCTAAGAACTTGCGTAACTGCACCTTGCCAGCTGCCTTAAACTCTTTGATCTGTTCTTCCGGCTTGCGTAGAGTCTTTTGTACACTCTTAATCTCATCGTAGTTGACAATGCTGGTGCCTTTTATGCCAAGTTCAGCAAATTCCTTAGCCACATACTTGCCTAACTTACGACTCTTGGTGTTATATACCCACAATTCTTTGGCACCGATGATGTCTTGTGGGTTGATAGATACCAATTTAAGTGTTTCGTCCTGCTTGAGATACTTCATCTTGGCCACTACCTTGGCCTTGTCAGTGGGCTTCTTGGCACGAGGCTTTTTATTAACCTTGGCTTC